TAACGTATCAATTATACGTCTTTCTTTCTGCTTGCTGTGTCTTACTTCCTCGATACTTACGGGGTATGTCTTCTTCAGGTAAGGCTTGAGTAGCTCAGTAAACATACCGTCACCAAAGTTACTCTCAACGAGTATGGCATTGACCTTATGATTCTTAGCTATCTCAACGAGTTTCTTAAGGGTTCTTTCATCGTAGCCACCCTGTAGTCCACAACACTCAGGGACGTGTAGAAAACCATTGAGCATCTTGACTACAGCGTATGCAGTCTCATCTTTACCTCTACCAGAGGGGTCTACTACCAGTACTGAGCCATCGTAGTCCACGTAGTCGCCCACAGAAGCCTCAGGAGCGTAGAACTTATCTCCCCTAAGCCCAACGTTAGGTATATCCCTAACCTCCTTCATAACGCCATACACGAGCTTCTCAGGGGCTTTGTCTTGATCTACAGACATAACCATTAGATCGGATAGCTTGAGAGGGTATCTGTCTACGTCTGACATGCTGGTATCGAGCATAAACTGGAGTGCAAAGCCTGACCTACCGTATGAGAGCTCACGCTCTAGCAAGTCTTCGTCGTCAAACCTGTCTATGTCTACTGGTTGCCCTTCTAAGCCCTTAGGGTCTGCTTGTAAGGCTTCCATTAGGGTAGGAGCTAAACGTTCGCCATAGGCTGTCTCAGAGCGTTGTAGGGTAGGGTAACGTGCTGTCCATACTCTCATTGCGTAGCCACGCTCAGTTAACGTGTTGTATAGACTCATCTCACACTGGGGAGTGCCTAGATAGATTATCTTTCCATCAGGCTTGAGTACAGCATCGAACTCTTTCACAGCCTCCCCAAGTTTCTCTCTCATCATCTGGGTCATCGAGTTGTTAGGTACTTCGATGTCATCTGCGATAATGATGTCGGCTCGACTGCCTGTCAATTGACCAGTGATACCCACGGACTTAACCGAAGGGCTACCACTAGCCATTGCAGGTCTTACGTCGAAAGCTATCTTAGACCAACGTTGTCCCTCTGTAGCTATAAGGTGTTTACAGAAGGGAAGCTCTATGATCAATCTTTGAGTAAAGGTTGAAAAGTCATCAGCTCGTTGTTTGGACGCTGAGACTACCATGAACTTCTTTTGGGGGTCTAAGAGAAGCTGGTGTACGACAAAGGCTGCTGTGAGGTAGCTCTTGCCGACACCCCGAAAAGCTTCTATGATTGCCCGTCGAGGGCTGTGTTGTAAATAGTCTGCAATATCATATTGTACTGGAGTAGGTGCTGGAAGGTTAAGGTGCTTCCAGACCAGAAAAGCGAAGTTCTTAAAGTCTTTTAGCTGATCTGGTACTTTATCCATTACGGCTCCTGTTACGCTTCACGTCTGCAATGCGTAAGTTATTGTAAGAGTTATTAAAGGGGTTGCGATCTACGTGATCAATATCTCGACCTTTAAGTGCTGCTTTACCATGCTTCTTCTCCATAAGTCTACGTGCTCGCTTACGTTGGTCGTTACGAGTGCGCTGCTTAGGTGTGCCTTGGTATCTGTCGTATTCTTGTCGGTAATTACGTGTGTAGCTCATTACGCAGTCCTGTTAGTTTTAGATTTCTTATGTCGTGCTGCAAAGTTTCTAGCGGCCTCTACAGAGCCAAAACCCCAAGCTTTGAGGGCTAACGCTTTGCGAGTAGGACTACCATCGGGCTTCTTCATAGCCCCCTTCATGCCTGCAAAACGAGCAGCAAAAGAGACCCTTCTAGGGTTAGTCCCACCTTTTACAGGAGCTTTAAGGTTAGAACCTTCAGTCCTTTTGTAGTAGTCTCGGCCTGCTTGGTTAAGACCACCTTCTTTATTTTTGTACTTGTTCTTCATTAGTGATGTGCCTCCTCAAAGGGTAAACCCTCTAGCAGATTAGCTAACGGCGAATCAGTTGTGATTATATCTAAGATAGCATTGTTATCCTTAAGGAACTTAACAGCTACCGAAAGCTCTGCTGACGTGGCTTCACCTGAGTTTACTCGTGCTAACAGTTGGTTAGCTACGCTTTCGTGTAATTGATCTAAGCTATCTTTCATTATTTAGCCCCTTTGTTGTACCTTTTCTTTAAACGTTCGTTGTCTTTCTTAACGCCTGCGCCAATACCAGCGCCAGTAGCCGCAAGAGCTCCACCAGTTATAGCCACATCTGTCTTAGTAGGCTTTGGCTTTTTTGAAGGTTTCTTTTTATAGTCTTGCTTAGAGCTTTTCTTTTCTTTTTCTATCTTATCAGCTCTTTCTTTTTGTTTCTTTTTTAATTTCTTTAGTTTCTTGGCTTTCTTATAAAGCTTAACGCCTGTAACGGCTTTTTGTGCTGCTGATGCTGCAATAACTAGGGCTTGTACGGCCATTTTAATAACTCCAAATAACGGGGGTGGATTCTCTTAAGTCAACGTGGACAAATGTCTTAGCCACACCAACGCCTGTAAAGCCTAACTCTAGTGCTTTCTGGACAATGGTGTACCTATCTGCTCCGTTGTGTATACGGATGTCAGCTGCAATGCCTAACGAGTGTGTGCCTGTAGAGGCTTTCTTTCTTTCGGCGCTGTGTGTAGGGTCTCTATAACCCGACGTAATTGTAAAGGAAAATCCACAAGCTTCACGCAGTTTGTCTAGCTTATCTATGAACCCTTCACTCATATGGTTCTTACCTGTCTCTTGACAGTCAAATTCTGAAATATCAAAGTATTTAAAAGTCATATCTATCCTTTAATCACCTTAGCTATCTTCTCGCCACTTCTGCCTACAACATACCCACCTAAGCCTAGCTGTAGTAAAGCCCAAGCCTCGTCACGTAAGGGTGTAGCTAGTAATCCTAGACTATCACCTACGGCTAACACGAGGAATGTAAGCATGGTTATAGGCCGCCAAGCAGCGACTAAGAAGTGGTCGCTTTTTGCTTCTGCGGTTACAATAGCTTGTTGTCCAGCTAATGTTTCTTTTTCATAATCAAATATACGTTGCATTGCAGCCGCTTGGACATCTAAAAGATGCCCTTTAGCTTGCAGACGTTCATCTTCACTGGTATGGAGGTTATCTACTAGATCAGCAGCAGGTTTGAATATGCCCGCAATTAAGTCTGTAATACCCATTAGATAACTCCCATAACTTTAATGAATTGTGAGAACCCCATCTCCTGTGCAAAGTAAACAACAGCTCCTCCCACTACTAACCACTTAATTTGCAGTAAGGTTCGGTTAATATTGTCGAGCATACCTCTAAGACCCTCAGCTTGAGCTGTAAGAGCACTTAATTGTTCGTCATGTGCATCGACTCGCCACTCAAGGCGGTCAACGTGTTGTCTTATATCTTCCATGTTGCAGTCCTTAGCTTACTGGGTTAGTCATTGAACTTGTTAATGTTGAATTAGTAACATTATAACCCTCAACAAGAACGTGGACTAGGTTAATCTGAGCAGCTGCACCACCTGAATTGCCTACAGCTTCTTCAAATTGTGTTACTTCTACTGTCTCTCTAACCGCATCAGGCACACCAAAGGCAGTAGTGGCAAACCCAACAGACGTGCCGATACCAGAGGGATTAACGCCAGTTAAAAACTCATCAGCACGTATAACTTTACGATTTGCATAACCATTTGTGGTAGTCCAAATATGAACATCACCAAAAGGCCAAGGTTGTCCAGCCAAATCGCCCGTAACCGAACAGAAAAACCCTGTTACAGCCGAAGCTGCGTCAGTAGCCCCTGCGAAAAGAGAATACGAAGCCGAATAAGTACCTCCATATAGAGAGGCATCACTACGGATTATACCAAAAAGTTGAATAACATTTTGTCCTACAATAACATTGTTATCGTCTGTTACAAAACCTGTGTTTGATGTTGAATCTGATAAGTCATCGCTACCTGTATATTCGGAAGCATAGGCAGCTATAGCTTCTACAGGTGTGTCTGTTATAGGAGCAGTATTATCTAAATTTTTATAAAAGACACCCATTAACAAAGACTCTTCGCCTGCGGGAGAATAAGCGTCAGCAGCGGATGCCTGTGGTTTTCCTAAAGTAAAATATTTCATGAGGTTGAACCCTTTCTTGAATGTGATTGTTTTTTAAATGGTGAAGCTAAGCCATCACCCCAGAGTTCTTCGATACCACGGCCTCCAGCAACAGTGCTTAAATGCGCTACTGCATAACTGTTTCCTGTAACAACTTCATAAATAGTTTTATTATACATGTCTACTGAATCTGCATAAGGTTCTAGGTAAGACCCAAAAGCTACAGAGGCTCCGTTTTTTATAGCCCAAGGGCTTATTTTATGACCGTGGCTGGTAGATTCAAAGATAGCCCCGCCCTTTAAAACGTTAAACGCTTGTGTGCTTGAGGCTTCGCTATTATAAAATGCACCTGAATTTCCTGAGTCAAAGTTAGCCATTTGGTTGTAATGAAAGAAAACGTCTATAGGAAAGGTGTTGCCATTGTAAGCCGTTAAGGTGATACCTTGGTATCCCGCACCTGCACTAAAATCATCAAAGTATCTTATAGTTGAGCTATTAGTTGGAGGAGTTTCTCCATCTGCTACCCTTTTTAAACCGTGGGTAAACTTAGAGCTTGTGTTGGCTTCTATAGGAGTTTGGTTTTTAAAATAAGAATACTTACCACCTTGAGCATCTAAAGCTGTAAGCTTACCGCTATCTAAATCAGGTACTAAATCTTCGTAAACTCCAAACTTAAACTGCTCGTAACCCAAACCACCCTCAAGAAATGTAGCTACCTGTACGCCTTGTGCAGGGTTTATACTGTTGGTTCTATTTCGCAGTGTAGCTATAATAGGAGATACCTTAGAGTGATCTTTTAAAGACTTTTCTCCAACCTTGCCGTTATTCACCATGTTTGTTATATCTGTAGCGGTTATAACTGGTTGGCTAGAGTGTATTTTTTTCCAACCTATTCTCCAACGAGGTAAAGCTTGTACCCCATAACCTTCTGCTTTAAAAACTGCTTTTTTAGACAAGTAAGGCGGTTTTATAAAACGGGAGCTATATTTAAAAGCACTTCGAGGTATACCATCGTGAGTTATTAAATCTTCGTCAGCATAGACATTCCCGTCTACTAAGCCGTCACGAGTTAGACCACTTAGATTCTTTTCAAACATATAGTCATTCGTCATGGAGAGGTAAGTGTATTGAGTCGCTCCCTCACCTACAGTGTATTGAGAAAAGCTCGTGTATCCTTTACTTTCCATATAGTTTGCAATACGAGGTAGTTGCCCAAAGAGGTGAGAGAAAGCTATGTTTCCTGCAAACGAGTAGTTAAAATTGAAAGGAGATAGCTGAGGACAGTTAGGTGATATACAGACAGCTTCAATTTGATGCGTTGTCATGTAATCATTAACGTCTTTGATCCAATCTTCCCAACAAGTAGCTTCGTCAAAAACACCAGAAGCCTGAAAATCTACACCATATTTATGGGCAGAGTTCAGGGGGTGCGCTGCTATATAAGCGTCAACCAAAGCTTCTTCTGATGCGCCTAACCCAGAATCCCAGATACACATAACCTTCTGCTTATCTATACTACGTATGTATTTTTGGTATAGCTTAGAATTAACGTCAAATGTCATTGGGGATTCCTTAAGTTATCGTGTTTCGTCTACGTAAACTTTAGTTGCTGCGTTTACTGCGCCTGAGATCGAAGAGTTGCTGCTGCTAATTAAAAGGTAAGGGGTTAGGACTAACTCTTTAAGAGTATCTGTCGTAAAGCTGTCGATTAAGACGTATTCACTAGAGACTCCTGTAAGACTACCCCAAAGATACGCATGGTTTGTAGAGCCACCATGTTTACATTGAACCACACCTCTTGAACCGTCGCCCATTTTAGGGTTGTAAGGGGTATTATCGTTTGCTAATGTTATCATTATGGTTTCCTATATTAATGTAAATCTACAAAGGCAGAGCCAGTGTATACTTTAAGTTTATTGGTAGGTGCATCGTAATATACCATGCCCGTTGTAGGTGCGGCAGGAGCTACTTTTAAAGGTTGAAAAGTAGTAAAACCTACAGCCTCAACACCATCGAGAGCTTCTTGAGCTATAAAAAGGCTTTGTTTACTATCTTCATCAAACGTAGCTGCTACTTCTACAGCTCCGTCTGTGTAATCCACAAGCCTAGTGCTCTGACTAGACTTACGAATTATCTTGATAGTGTTAGATGAGGTAGGAAAATTACCAGTAGTAAAACTAACTGTTGTTCCTGTAATAGTGTAATGAGTAGTGACTGTTTTTAAAACATCATCTACATACACCTCAATATGCGAAGAGTCTAGGTACTCAGGGGTCGTAAAAGCCCCTGCTGCACCTGTACCTGCATAAGTTTTTATTGAATATGCCATTTTAGTTTCCTAAAGATTTATCAAGCATGTTGAAAGGTGCTCCGAGAAGCGGGTTATTTGGGTTAAAAGAGCCTATCATACCCATGACATCTCCATCCACTGCATTGTTATAGATACCAGAACCTAGCTGTATTGTGGGGTTCTGCACTAGCGATGCAGGGTCTACACCACCGTAGTTAAAAGCAAAACCACCTACACCTAAGAAGCCCATGCCTGATGCACCGCCTCTGATTAAATTACCTATTTCCATTTTCTCTGAAAAGTACTTATCAGGGTCGTCTTTGCCGTTAGCATTTATAGCGGCTCTAGCCATATAACTAAGAGTAGCTACACCTAAAGACCCTGAGATCATAGCCAAAGGTCTAAGATCACCCTCAGCTAATCGGGCTGTTTGGCGAGCATACTGTTGTTCTGTGGCTGCTACAGGAAATGACCAAAACTGAAAGGCTGTCTTACCTACTACACTATTAAAGAATGGGTTAATAGAAGAAGCGTTTGTTAGCTGGACAACTTGAGTAGTGTCTAGGAACAACGCATACTCAAAAGCATCCGCAGCTTCTCTATCAGTCCAATCTTTAGCGTTTATAGTTTTTAATTTGTTACTACCTTTAACAGTGATTGTTTCACCTACATCTGTTTTAGTTACCGTCTTCTCCCCCTCAACGCTTGCGTGTCTACGCATTTCAGTTTGGATACGCTTAAGCATATCTTCGTCAAGGTTAAGTTGTTTTAACTTGGCAGGGTGGTAAACACCTAAGTTGTCTTTTTTAACTAACTCTTTGTAGAATTTAGTAACAGTGTTATACTGATGTAGTCTCTGTAAGAATACAGTTACAGGTGTAAGGCCACTCATTAAGGAAACCATTCTACGACCATGTGCTAAACCCTCATCGAGCTTACCATGAGTTTGGCTGAGCCTTGAGATGTCATCACTGGTGTCATCAAAACGAGCAATAGCGCTACCTGTAAAAACATCAGCACCTAAACCATTACCTATTTCAACTTCACGTACTAACGCATTGCGTAGTTCACCATCTGCTTTAAGTCTTCCAATCATAGATGGTATTGCAGGGACGTTTGTTAAGAAATGTCTAATACCGTTTTCAAACATTACGTTAGGTACTTCTGCTAACGCTGCTAGACCTGACATACCCATCATACGAATAAAGTTAAAGTCTCGAACACGTCTAAGTAATACTGAAGTGGTTAAATCCATTGTTTCGTTTATGCTTGTAGAACCTCTTAAGGTCTGGTACATAAACTCAAGGGACTTAATCTCTTGCTCAGTTGCTTCAGTGCCTAACTTAGCTATTAAAGAGCTAAAGGAAACACCCTCGACACTATCTATACCCTGTTCCGCTAAGGCAATACTACCACCCATACGGTGTGTATAGATGTTCATGGCTGTGTATACATCTTTCTCTACTAAATCTGTAAGTTTAAAATCAAACTCTTCGCCGTTTTTATCAGCAAGTTTTATTACTTTAGTATCGTTAATCAGCATACGTGATCGAGCGTGTACGTTTTTAGCCTTAGCTTTTTGCTCAGGGTTTAGTGCGTACAATACACGATCTAACTCTTCGTCAGTTACCTTTACTTCTTCATCTTCTAAAGCTTCTCTAAGGGTTTTCTTTAAAGTATCTTCATCTGAGTTAAAATCTTTACCAGCATACTTAGCCGTACGAGTAAGTTTGTTACGACCATCAATGCTACTTAAGGTACTCCAATAAGCACTAGCTATTGAATAAATCTTTTTAGTTTCTTCAGTAGTACGTGGTTTTGACTTCTCTGGCAAAGCATCTATAATTAACTCTTTAAATGCTTCTTTCATTTGTGTAGCGGTGGCTTCACTCCTACCACCCATTTTTTCAATCACTCGGTCAATATAATCTGCTCGAAAGATTCTAGGGAAGTAACTTTCAATTTTATTAGACCCTTCAAACACTCCAGACTTAACAGCCTTTTCGTGCATATCTTCGATTATATCTTTAAGCTCTTTTACAAATGGCTGTAATTCTACAGGAACTCCGTGGTTAGGGTTGTTTAACGCTTGTCCTAGATGCTCACGTATTTCTTTTGACCGTAAGTTAGAGTTTCTTTCAGCATTAACTACTACCTTGGTAATTAATGTATTATATTTTGTTTGAAACTGGTGAGAACGAGTAAGAGCATTGAAAGGCGCTTTAACCATTTTACCAGTAGCATTAACTAAAGCTCCTGAGGCTAACCCCATTCTAATACCTAAAGCTCTTACTGCTGCTGTTTCTGACTGGGTTGTTCGAGAGATAGATGACAAAACATTACGTAGGCGCAGCTTGTTAAAGACAGTATCTTTAAGCCTTGGGACATCTTCAGGTTTTAAATCACCCGCAGCAATCCTGTCGTTTTCTGCAAGCTTCTGCTCAGTAAAGGTCATGTTATCTGCGTCTTTTTTAAGTTCTTCGACTCGACTTTTAGATTTAAACCCTAAGACTCTACGACTGGCGTTACCTCTTGAGAACTTTTCAGCTCCTATTTTTTCTAGTACCTCACCTTTCTCGTTAGAGCGGTATGTGCCATCTTTAGTTCTTTTAAAGTAAGCTGTGTTTGTACCATCTGTTACACCAAAAAGACGCTTACCAAAGTTTTGTTGAGTTACTTGTTGACCGCCAACCATGTAGGTTTTACGTGAGCTTGCTCTACGGTTTACTTCAGCTCTTAGTTTACGTACCTGAGTAGCGCCACCTCTAAGACCTTGTGCTAGAATATCATCTAACTGTCGTTGAGGAATAGACACATCAGCAGCGTCATCCCAAGCTTTAGGGACTGGGATAGCATCTAAGTCGCCTTCGTCTGTAAGAGCATCAACCACTCTAGCTTGTTTCTCTGCGGGTGTGTGTCCTTCAAACTTCTCTTTACCTTTAGGCGTTAAGTCAACAGCGTTAGCTTCAAAGTGTTCTGCATCTATATCTCTACGAAGCCGACCAGCTACAGCACCCATTGCGCCACCGATACCTGCACCTAAGGTAACACCGAATAAAACATCCTTAGCCTGAGCATCGGGACGTAACATATACTCGGCACTAGACACAGCAAGACCTTCAGCGCCACCTATAACTGCACCTGTTTTAGCGTAGTGCATATACCTTGAAGCACCTTGAAGTGCTTTAGCGCCTGCACCTAAGCGAGCATAAGGTACAAACCATAGAGGTAATAGAGCAGGGTCAGTAACGCCAGCAGATATTAAGGCTGCTACAGAGCCAAAACCTAAACCACCTAACTGTTTGTAAGACTCTTTAGCTCTTTTGGCTCTACCTTGTTTAAACTCAAACTCTTCTTGACTGTTAGAGTCTAAAAGGTCTTTAGCCCAAACTTCGGTATGCTCTAGTTTAATTTTCTTTTGTGCCTCTTCATCTATTTGGAAGTCTATGCTATTCTCAAAGTCTTGTGCATAATCAGACTCAGCGTAAATGTCAGGAAGCCAAGTTATTTTCTTAGCAGCTTTGAACTTTTCTACCCAAGTCGTTTCCTCAAGACGGGTGTTTAAAGTCCCTTCAGGGGAAGCAATGAATAAATCATCATTAGGGTTTTGTTCAGTAGCCATAAATTATCCTTAGTTATTTTATAAAGTTATCGAGCAACTCTTCTGTAGTTATCATAGCATCAATAAACTCTTCACCATCGTCAAGAACAGCTCGCCCACCATCATCAGTGACTAAAATATACTGATTAATACCTGAAGACATAAAGCTTAAATTTTCGTTATCTAAGTAAGGTATTTCTTCTTTTACAAAGTCTATATACTTTTCAAAGATAGCAGGGATGTTCGCAGGAGTTACATTTACACCTTGAGTGGCTTGTCGTAATACCTCTTGCTGTATAGGGTTTGTGTCAATTAAACCTCCATTAATCTTTAGATACCTAGTTTGGAAAGCTTGTTGAGCTTTACCTATAGCAGCAGATTTAGAAATTCCTCGCTGTTGCAGGCTTACAGCGTAGTCAACATACTGACCAGAAAAGTTACTAGCGTTTGTAGGGCGACGTAAGAAGCCTCCTAAGAAAGGGTCAAAAGCATCTTCAAGGTCTGAAGCTTTCACCTTATCATCTATCAGGCTTTTATCCATCTTAGGTCGTGCCATAAACTCTATAGCAGCCTGCATACCATCACGTTTAAAATGAGACAAAGCAACTTCGTAATCAGCAACTTGATCTGACTTTAACATACCATCTAACAAGTAAGGTGACTCAGCTTTGTAAGTTTCGTAGATAGTCAAACCACGTAGCACAGAAGCAGAATCTTTTAGTGATGCTCCGCCTGTAAGTTGACCTAAGCCTGTAGCTAAAGACTGTTCGTGATCTGCGTTTTTTATACTTAAAGCATTAAACTGCCTTGCTGTTACAGCTATCTGTGTTCTATATTGGTTTTTTAAAGCCAGAGTTTTGTTTGGGTCTCCTTGACCAAAAGAAGAAGCTGCTGCCGCCTGACCGTAAGCGTCTGCATACACTTTCTCACGACCTCTCGATCTATCTTCAAGAACCTCTCCTGCCTTCTTAGAGACCTCTTCCGAGACTACGCCAAGGGACTTTCCAGTTTCTATGTTTGCTACTACGTCTGTTATCTCTGCTTGTAATTGAGCTTTTTGCATGGCTACGGCATACTGAGACCTAGCCGTAGCTAATCTCTTATCATCACCTGCTCTTATACTTTCGCTTGTACCAAACATCTTATACTTTTCAGCGTAGTTATATAGTGATGCACTTCCCACACCTAAGTCTGCTATAGCTTTTTCTCTTACTAAAGCATTAAGTTCTTTTTGAGGAACTCCGTAAAGATTGCCTAACTCTCTAAGCTGTTCATCTAAGAAAGGGTTTAAAACATCTGCACCTTCACCTGCTTGTTCTCTTGTAGCTGCTGCATCAAACACAGCGTTGGCTTTGTTATCTACAGCCCTTTCAAAGTCTGCTGGTAGGTTACTTAAAGATTCTTTGTAAAGAGTTTGTGAGATTGTGCTTGAGACCTTTTTCTGTACTCTTGGGTGAAAATCTTTAGAGACTACAGGAGCAAAGTACTCGTTAAACTTTTTTTCTCTATCTGGGGGAGACATAGATTGGTAATCATCTTGATTGTTTACCTTCCAGCTTTCCCACTGAGCATCAGCTTGTTGATACTGTAGTTGTGCATCGTAAGAATCAGATTTAATTCTAGCTTCACTGACCTGCTCTGCTACTTCTAACCCAGTATCAATTAGGCTTTCTATAGCCTTAGCTGTTTGAAACTTAGAGTCTTGTTGTAAATACTGTTGAGCGCTTTTACCTTGAACAAACGTATCTACAGGCGCTGCAACGACTTGGGGTGCATCGGGTTTTATTAACTCGTTTGTGTCACCCATTACTTCAAATAATGATCTAGGCATTTAAGTAGTTGCTCCTGTACCTGCGGGTGCGCCGCCACCACCACCAAAAGTTGAGTAAGCAGCCATACCTGTTTGTAATCCCGCTAAACCAGCACCAAGCATTACGTTACTTTTATCGAAAGTAGGCGCTGCTACAGAGTTAATACGGCTTTGGTAAGTAGTAGACGCTCCATAACGAGCTTCTTGTAGTTGATCTTCTGCTCGACCTAGATTAGCTTGGATACTTGTGCCTGAAACTAAGCCTTGTCTGGTTAAGTTTTGCATTACCGCATCATTGTTTAAGAAGACCCCAGAGTTTGCTCCAGCAACTTTGGCTGTTGCTTTTAACTGCATAGCCTTGAGATCACTTTGCATTTGAGCAGACATTGCTGCTTCTTTTTGTTGTCTATCTTTTAAATTTAACTGTCGGCTGTTATCTACGAAGGCGTTCATAGCGTTCTTAGCATTTGCCTCGTAAGCTTTGCCTTGCGCTACTGCCATTGATTTTGCTTGCTGAGCTTGCTGCCGCATTTGCAGCGCCCCCATTGCTATAAAGACTGCTGGATGACACATTGTCCTATCCTCACAAATTGATAAAAAGGTTGTTTTCCTACACCATGTTCTTGTTCTAGTTTTATAAACTTAAAACCTAAAGATTTTAACCACTTAATTGAGACTGTGTTTTCTACATGGGCGTAGTTAAGTAAAAGAGGGTACTTAATGTTCATCTCTTCTACCCATTTAGCTGAGATAGGTAACATTACTCTTTTAGTTTTTAGTAACTTATCAGTACCTAATAACCAAGGACTTGCAAGAATACCAGAATCAACAATACCAAACATACCTACCACAGTCCCATCAGCGTGTACAATCGTGTTGCACTCTTGAGAGCTTAGGAAGCTACGCTGAAGGGATTCTAAAGGGGATAAACCATGACTATAGGTTATCTCTTTAACGTCCTGTGTACGCATGTAAGGGGCGATTAGATCGCAATCTCCAAGTACACTGGGTCTGTGGTGGTGTGTCATATTATAACCTTACTGGGTTTCTGTAATGAAACATAACTTCATATTCACCGCTCTGGAATGTTGAGGGTAAGTGTGAGTCATTTTCAAGGGTTAGTTTTACAGTAGTAGCGTTAGATAAAACAGCAAACTTCTTAGTATCATAAGCAATGTTCGGTAGAAATCCTAAAGTATTTTGAGAATTACCAAACTGTTTAGCTGTGTAAGTCGAAACTACTTCGTCTCTGTCCTTAGCTTTTACTTTGAAGTTGAAGAATGCTGTATCGCTAAACGATATATTAAAACTTCGTAGTTGCATTCTAGCTAAGTGAGATGGGTCTTTCTTACCATAATCAAACACTGGTTCTGACAATGTAGCTGTGAACGTGTAAGGCTCGCCAGCATAAAGGTAGTTATTAACAATAACCCCATTTTCGGTATGAGTTTTTCCATTTATATAACTAACTACTTTAGCTAACTCAGCGCTGCTTGTGCCTTGAGCGATTAACACACCTAAGTGATCTACAAATTTAGTAGACGTTGTTAAGTCAGCTGAAGGTATATCACTAAGACTAAAGGTAGCCGAATTAGCAGAGTTTAGTTTTCTGCGATGATCTAAATAAACATCGTAGGCTTTCCCTGTGTAAGCTTCCTCGGTTTGTAAATTAAGTGCCAGTACAAACTGAGTAGTTGGTGTTGCATCTACAATAGCCTGAACAGCATTAATTTGAGACACTGTAGGAATCCATGTGAATTTCTTAGTACCATCGCTGTAGTTAAGTACCGTAGCATCTGCACTAGAATACAGCTCACCATTGAACGTTACCCCACTAAAACCCTCATTAAGTATTGTTGATACAAGGGTAGCCTCTAGTATAGGCGTGTTAAAGACGTTTTCAAATCTTGCGGTAATCCCCACAAGCGTTTGCTGGTTATTATAAGCATAAGTTGCTAGAGTTGTAGCCGCATACGCACCAGAGCTTAATACAAAAGAACTACCTGAAACAGTAGCTTGTTTTGAAAAAGTAATAGACTGCTCGTTAGAAGCTAAGTCTAGTTCTTCAAAACTACCATCACCAAATGTTATGTACATTCTAGAGTTGTTAAACGTTATGCTCAACACATCCTTATCAAATATCCATTTTGACCAAGCACTTTGGAGTCTTTGACTATCACTATCATACCACTTGTACACATAAACAACTTTTTTATCTACATTGCTTAAACACAAAAGCATACTCTTATTAGTAGACGATGCCATTTTAGTTATAGCCCCTTCTATATACTCAGGAACATGGTTAGTAACTAAAGGTGCTTCGTTTATTTCAGTGCTAGGGTTTGTTACATACTCTCGCAAACCTGAGTAATACTGATTTTTTGTAGCAAAGAATACACTGTTTCCTGCTATTACAGGTTTAGCTGTCAAATCACACTCGTACTGAGTAGATAAATCAGCTTTAACATCTGTAGGTGTAAGGAGCTGTCCAGAAGACAAGGTAAACTGGTTCTCTTCTGAGAACAGTAACAAGTAATCTTGAATTGCTGTAGCAGCCTTAAGTGTAGATACATCAGCATTTGCTATAGAAACGTCGATAGGGTCACTATCTAAAAGTGACCTAACGGTAGTTCTATAGAAATTAAAGTATTCACCATTCTCACTAAAGATTACGTTATCTTCAGATAAGAAAGCTAAACGGTTTCTATAAAAGAAAATATCATTAATAGTATTATTTACGAAGCTAGGGGGAGAGTTAGTGGTATCATCACCTACTCTACGGGCTTGGTATTCTATAACCTCAAAAGAAAAACGCAAGCTGCCTGATAGTAGAGGGTCTTGTCTAAGTTGATGGGGCATCGTAGTGTCATCATAACTATTTTGTAAACCACCTGCTACACTTTCTCTCCAAACTCCAGAACCACCTGCGCCAACGAATACAACATAAAAATCATCCTCTCCCCTACTACCGTCGCCTGTAACAGCTAATCTGTAATCTGATACGCATTGGTTAGGAAGGTCTTCAAAAGACTTAGCAATATCCTTAATAGCTATTAAATCTCTGCCTCCGTTATCGTCAGCAACAAAAATATCAAAGTCTCCAAAAGAACCTTCAGGAGTACTTGTAACTACAAAGTAACCTTCGTTTCTATCAATAGCAGGAGTAACGACAAACTTAGAGTTGGCAGGGTTTTGCTCAACAACAGAAATGGTGGGTATGTCTACATATACTTCTACATCCCCGTAACCTGCGCCTTCTTCATAAATAGTTGCAACGCTTCTAGGTAAAACTATAGTGTCAGGTGTACTGTCAGTCCCATCGTAGTATACCCAACCTTCTCTAGGTAATATTTGGGAAGAATCCCAAGCACCTTGCTCAGCCGAAGAATACGCAAGACCGTTACTACCTGCAATAACTGTTATGCCTCCTGAAAGATCAAAATCGCCTGTAGCTGCACCAGCATCATCTTCATAACCGTTTGTTTTTAACAGTGTGAGTAAAGGAGCCAGTTCAGCATCAGTAATATAGGTAGCGTAAGCAGTTTTAGTAAAAGAAGCCCTTTGACTTTGAAAATAAACAGTGTCACCCGATTGAGCGCCTGCTAATACTGTTTTAGCTCGTAAGGCGGTAGCTACCGTAGATACTTTGAGTTGGTTGTATTCTGTGTTAGCGCTAGGGTTGTCTGTAAAAGTCGAAGCCACAAACCTTTCGTTAGACGATTTAGACTCAAAAGTTACATCATAATCTTTACTATAGTTTACGCTTTTAAGATGGACTAAAGCGGAGTTACCTGCTTTGGGAGGTATTCTTTCACTTGATAATGCTACAGTAGTTTTTGAATTTAACATAAAAGTAGCATCAGCTACAGAGGTAGCCTTTATAGTCGTGTTAGGTGTTGCATCTTTTAAGTAAGCTACAGAATCAGTATTACCGTAGTACGTTACAGCTCCTAAGGTATACGTTATGGAAGTACCATCAGCCAACCAGCTAGACTTACCTGCTTGGTATCTTAAGTTACCTACCTCATCGTAAACTAACAACAAAGGGTCTTGAACTACTCCTCCAGATTCTTGAGGGACTGTTAAGACAGTGTATGTTTCATCGCTATCTCTTTTATAAGTATGGATTAAAGCGTTAGCTAGTTCCGAAGTCGTGAATCTTTCAGTGTTTGATGTAGTTAAGTTGCTGGTACTCGCACCTGCTGCCCAACTACTAGAACACTTTAGTAAGTATTTTAAAAATAAACTTGGGGGTCTTTTGCGTAACCCTTCCACCACATCTGGATAACCATTCTCTTGGACTTCTAATTGGTTGTTTAACCGTAACTCTGGTGGTTGTTGTGTAACCCCGTTAATTAAGTTAGGGACGCTCTTAGAAGCTAGTGCCATTAGTAATCACCTTTGAAGTGCTTGTTCTGTCTAGTACGCTGTAAGTGCCATAATCATCAAATATGCTATAGTCACCATTATCGCCTTCCATATCTCTTAAGGCTAGTTGAGCTTGCTGCTCGTCTGTTCTGTTCTGTGCAGATATATTAGTACTGCCTAAAACACGTTCTTGAAATATCCGAGAAGCTCTGATAGCTACATATCTTCGGGCTATTTCAGGTATAAGTTCAAAGTCTAATAAGACTACTACGTCTAGCTTTAGAGCTTTGTTGATAACATACGTGTGTTGTACGGTATCATAAATCTTGTTGCCACGTTGGACGTACTCATTCCTAGAGCTTCTATACTTTGTTTCTGATTTAGCTAGGTCAACCCTAACAAAACTACTAGGTAGTTCGATCTCGCCAGCAGTATTAACTGCTATTGTATAATCAGTTTCGGTATTAAAATTCCAACCTTGGGCTTGTACTTCTCTGTTTACATTATCTAAAATCTGTTCAGCCATTTCAGCATCAATAAGACCAGAGCTTAAGCTATTTACTGGAGCTTCTCCTAGTGTAGAGAGCATCACATTAACAGCTTCTAATTTTGTTGTTGGGCTTGTCATAGAAACCTCAATGAAAAAATAAAGAGAAACACCCCCGAAGGGGTGCTCTCAAGTGTCAAGCTTACGATATTGCTTCCACAATACGAACAGCACATTCGCCACGTAAGGCATCATGTCCCATTGCATATTTAGCTACCATTAAAGTACCTTGGTTTTGAATCAAGTATTCTGATTCTACACCTAAGTCCAATAATTTAACTGTACCAGCAGCTTGTTTAGTGAATACTAACGCCTGAACGTCTCGGTTACCAGCACCAGTGCCATTGTAATCAGTTTCGGCAGGGAGGTTGTTAGACATATAAACTTTAGCACCGCCAATCATAGGCACCTGACCACTGGTAGCGTTGCCGCCAGAACCAAAATCAGACGACATGAAGCCAGCCATATTAGCAGTAGTACCTTTGAACATTGAGTAGTAGATCGCAGGGTTCACGACTACATAACGCTCACCGCTAACGTTCTTTTCGTCAAGAGTCTGGAGGGCTGCAAAGATTGAGTCCGCAGCTGTCTGACCAGAGATAGCAGCGTTAGTTGCACCTGAAGCCAGAGTAGCACCGCTTGTGATAGAGTCATCAGCTTGTGGTAATGCTGCGCCTGCACCATCTTTACCAACAGAGGCGTTAGCAATAGCATTAAAGATGTCCTTATCAGCTTTCTTAGCAAGAGCTTCACCGATCTGCTTAGAGTAGATAGAGCGAACATCGTAGTGATTCATTGCTTCGTCAATGTTCGAGATGAACGCTGAACTTACAAGTAAGTCATCAATGGTGATGATTTTCTCACTGTGGTTGATCGCTGTAGGTACAATCTCAGCACCAGCAGTGTGGCTGCCTGTAGAGCTAATACCAGTAAGAGGGAACTGAGCCGACTTACCGCTTGCGATAGTACGTACGTTATGCAAAGGCATAGCGATGTTGTTTGTGTTAAAAGCTGTTAGAACTTCACCAGCAAAGACTTTAAGAAATAAACCTTTTGCGTCTGTTCCTGATACAGCTGAATCTTCACCTAAACGTGAGATTCCTGCACTTCCTGAATATCCTGTCATAATTTGTTACCTTTTAGTTAAATGTTTGAATGAATGAAAGTTCTCAGTCACCTAACACTCTTCCTTTCTCTGAGATTGTCCTCCGCAGAGGGTCAAAGGTAATTAGCTTTGTGTTCTTGTTCTTGAGATAAAACGCCCCCCGAAGGGGGCTAAGAGACTATTTTATATTGCTGCTTGCTAATTTGCTCGCAACTTGTTGGCGATAAGCTATATCGGTATCATATCTTGGGTCACGCATGGCAGTGGTGACTTCATTCCACGAACCAAACCTACCACCTACTGAAGTACTATTACCACCATCTAAAAGCTGTGGTGCTTGTCCTTCAGTAGCCCGATATTGAGACTGTAATCCTTGAACTGCTAAGTTCACCAACTCAATGTCTCCAGAACTTACAGCCTTATCGTAGGCAGCGATCTGAGTTTCACTCAGGGTGTCAGCTGCCCATCCAATAATTTCGCTATAAGTTTCTTGACCGCCTACTAAATCGTAAACGGATGCTTCTACACCTCGATTCAGCGCTTCCTGTCCAGCTATCCAAGTTTCGACTAGCTCTTCAGGAAAGCCTGCTTCTTCTAAGGCTTCATATGCTTCAGGAGATAGCTCTCCTAGTTCCGCATATTCTTGTTGTAGAACTCCAAAGTCTAAGCCAGCATCATCCAGAAGGTCAGATACCTCGGTTACTGTCTGCTCGGCTTCTTCTAAAGACTCAAACTCTTCTTCATTTTCTTCGTCACCTTCAGATTCCTCAGAACCTAAACGTTTTTCCAAATTTTGATAAGCTTGTGCCATTTGTTCTACATCTGTAAACTTCTCAGGAAGCCAGTCAGGACGATCTGAGGGTACTTGTTCAAGCCCTTCGGCTGCACTAAGCATAGCCTCTACGTGCTCTGCGCTTTCTCCCTGAGGTTCTACGTGTGTACTAATTTCTTCTGCCATAATAGTCTCTCTATTAAAAAAATTACTTAACTGTTACGAAACGCTTCTTACGAGGATCGTACTTACGTTTTCCTGAAGCAGGTTTAATCTTTAACTTGCTAAGAACACCTTTAAACCTACTACCTAGAGATTTCTTTTTCTTCTCAGGTGTTTTCTTTTCAGCAGCTTTCTTAGCGTTTACTTCGTCTTTAGTTTTGGTATTATACTTACCACCCTCAAAAAGAAACTCAGACTTACCTGCACCTTTAGCTTTCTTAAACGCATCGTTAAAACGTGTGCGTGTAGAAGCTGGGCGAGGGTTGTAGGGCGCTGCCTGTTTAGCCTTTTTAGTAGAAGCCTTAGGTTTTGTAGCTGGTTTAGGCTTTGTGGCTGCCTTAGGCTCTTCGCCGTTTCGTCTAGCTCGCCTACGTCCTAAAGGGTTTCGACTCTCCTTAGGCTCTTCTTTCTTTTTCTTTTTATTTCGATCAGCTCTCTGATCTCTAAGAGAACGTCTAACACGCTTAATCTCTTCTTCTTTCTCTTTGCGTTTTTCGGTTACTGTGTACGCCATGTTAAGTTCCTATTTTGTTAAGCCTTGCATGGTAGGAGCTACTGCTTTCTCTGCCATCTGAGCCATCATCTGTTGTTGTTGTGCCTGTTGTGCAGCTTGAGCTTCCGCTTGTTTCTGCTCTGGCGATTTAATAAGACCTTGAGTATCAATACCTAAGGATGCAGCAAGACGGGAGATGTAATCATCTACATTCATTTCTTGTGCAACTACATTTTGACCTAAGGGTTGTAAGTATTGTAGGAAGGTGGCTAACTTGTTTAAGTCTTGTCCACGACCTAATGCTTCCATACCTGTGACAATCTTTGGTTTCAAAGTGTCTTTAGGGAACTTAGGCATTTTACCTTCTTTCTGCATTTTGGCAAGAAGAAGCTGAACCAAAGGTACTTGGAACTCTTGAGACAATACAGAGTAGATACCGCCTATTGCAGTTTCTAACTCTTGAGCCATGAAGCGTACTTCTTCAGCAGTAACTCGTTCTGCCTGACGTTGTACAGAGCTATTAAGCAGGAATGCGAAAGACAAACGTTCTGTTATTCTTTGCATTGTTTCCTGAGCAACTCGGAAGTCGTTAAACTTCGATGCTTGTAAAGTTGTAACGTCATTAGCATCACCTGATATGATTGCACCATTGGCGCTGTCAGCGATGTTTCTAATCTTAGTAGTACCGTTGGGGCGTACTAAGAAAAGCAGCTTAGCGGAAGCCGCAGAGCCTTCTACGATAGCTCTAGTGAGAGCTTCTAAAGACTTAAGGTCTCCAATATACTCTTCTATAAAACCACGTCCGTAGTCTTCGCCATCTACAGCGTTGAAGCGTAGGGCTAACCAAGGTAGTTTTTCTTCAGGGTAAGAACCTGTACTCTTAGGAACGATTACACCATAAACCTCTTGATGTACTTTAAACTTCTTACCATCACGTACGACACAAGTGTATATATCGCATTCTTTAGTATCCGCAGAGTTCTTATACTCTGGCAGGTCTACTATGGACATCTGCACTTCTTTAGGCAACGCTTCGTAGCTTATAGTTTCTTTAACTACAATCTTAATTACATTTCCCATTGTATCACGCTTAACAACGTAACGATCTAAGCGGAAAATCTTCATTCCTTGCTTAGGTGGAAAGTGTACAAGAACGTTACCTGTAACAATTAACTGTTTAATTGCTTCAAAGGTAGGAACCCTGATAGCCTTAGCCTCTATCTCTTGTTGTGCGCTGCGCTCTATACGTGACAGGGCTTCCTCAGCTTTACCTCTAGCGTCTCCACCTAATGCTGCTAGGTCGTAGTCGTCTATAGTCAGCCTAAAGAAAGGACTATTGGGTGGGAGTAGTGTTAGAAGTAACTTAGAAGCTAGGTTGTTTACACCTCTGGCTCCTACAGACTGGTAGGGCGTTGGGTATTCGGTAGCAGAGCTGTGTCCCGAAGGCGGCATCAAAGTAGGTATTGTCAACTCAGCGCTTCTTCGAGCTCTGGTTAAATACGTTTCTCGACCAGCCGCCATGTTTTCGTATTTGTTAGCTGCTGTATCTACATTCATAAGTTTAACCTTGGGTTACATTAGCGCCTGAACCGCTACCTGCGATTTGTAGGCCAGTCTTAGCTCGCTTTAATTTCTTAATACCTTTACGTTTTTTCCCTACTGTATCGCTAGGTGTCTCTGCTGATTTTAATACAGGAGCCTTAGCTACCATAGGCGCTTTCTGCGGTACGATAGGTTTAGGGATTTCTGGCATATCTGGTGATGACATACACATTTAAGTGTCCTCGTTTATTGGGTTGTCCTCCTCATGTAGAAACCGCAAGCGTTTAATAACTGACTGCTGCCCTTGTAGGAAAGATAAGTCAGATGCTTGAAGACCTCTATGTGTAGGAATCTTGTCGGGGAAAATTCTCTGGAAATGGTCTAGTAATACTTTACTGACTGGGGGAAAATTATCCATTGTTTGTCCTCTATAGTGTCGATAATAAATTACTGTTATAAAACAACAAGTTAAAAGGTAGATGTAACCAGACATTTGCGATGATATGGAGGCAGGTTACCACCTCCAATACCTTTATCGCTACCTTAAATTTCACAATTCCCTGCTACACAAGCGAGTTCTTGAGTACCAGTTGTAGTGTCTTCTGTCTCAAACTTACCCAAGTCATCCCAGTTAATAACCTTAGGCATCTTAGATAAGGCTTCATCATAAGCCTCTTCAGTAATGGCTGTGTATGGAGCCTGTTGGTACACATGGTCTGTACGAGGCAGGAAGCTGATACCTGAACAACTGTCTAATCTGTCCCACAACCACTGACCTGCTGCTAAGAACTCTTCATCTGAGTAATAAATAGTCACACTGGGTTTATGCTCACAGTAATGGTTCTGATAAACTTCCCATAAATCTAACTGCTGTTGTACGTTAAGGTCGTCAACGCTCGTAGAACCTTTAGGAGCCTTGATAGGGAACGAGAACACATAGTTATCCTCATTCATCACGTCCTTCTCCCAAGGCACTCCAGCGTCCTTGAGGAAGGCTGAGATAGGGTCTTTCCCATCACTACGTACTGTCCGAATGTACTGCGGAGAGAAACGAGCGTGAATACCTGACGCACTATCGACTAACTGAGAGACAGTACCTGAAGGTTTCACGGCGGTAATAGCCGTAGACTGGTTGATACCTAAACGTGTTGACCAGACTTCGTTAACCGCAACTGTCTTAGCTTTCAAGGCTTCTAAGATTTCAGGTAGCTCATCGTACCCTGACTGTTCAAACCATGCACCAGTCTTCTGTCTGCCTGATAAGACAGCGTGATCCATAATGCCTGTCATACTAACACCAAGTAAACATTCTTCTTTTGTGTTCTTCGTCCAGATGTTACGAACGTAGCGGAAGTCGGTCAACGAAGACTGTAGAGTACCTAAGATAGTAGCAATCTCAGCCTTGCGTAGTAAATTCTCGAACGTATCGGTACTACGAACCACTATTTCTGACAAATTACAAACCTGTGCAGAGCGTAGGATGATCTCACTACATGGGTTGGTGCCGAATTCGTGCTCAATATCTCTACGTCCGTGACGGGCTGACTGTTTCTTTGCAGCCTTCCGAGAGAAGATACCACGCTCACCTGCTTTAGATTTATAGAGAGCTGTCCATTCTTCTAGGAACGTCTCGAAGTCAGGGCGTTCATCATACACTGCACTATTGTTAGCGAGCGCACGTTGCGTATCAGACTCCCACCAATTGCCTGACTTAGCATGGCGCATCCGATCATCAGAAAGATTAGACAAACTAATAAGCGCAGACCTACGGACACCGCCCACCACAACAATCTCTGCAATTTTACAAACAATATCATGACACTCAATACTCGTTAGCTTTCTACCAGCAGAATTTTTGAAAGTGCTAATTGTAAAATTAAAAAGCTTAACGAGAGGGTCAGAACCACTAGACCTACCACCAAATGTTCTGAGTCTCGCACCTTTTGCACGTAAGCCTGACACATCCCAAGTAGGTATTTGACCTGAATACAGAAGCGTAACCAGTTCACGGAAAGCTTTAGCCCAGCCGATTTTAGAATCTTTGACAATGATTGTAGTATCTGTTTCATGGAATTCCTCTGCCACTTCGGGCAATTTATTTACTGATTGACGTTCTACTGAGAAGCCTACACCTGTGCCACACATAAGAACGTAGAGTATCTCATCAAAGACCCTGATGTGATCTACTGCAACATACGAACAGTTAAAGCCTGCCATGTTATCACGGTCTAATGCTTTACCTGCTGTCATTAAGCAACGCATAGAAGGCATAACATCTAAATTATAGATAGCATCATAGAGACGATCAGAAGTAGCAAGATCAATCTGTCCACGATCATACCAAAAATCTACATAGCGTTGAACTGTTTCCGCCCACGTCTCACGGCGATTGTCATCTTCACGCCATCGTGCATAACGTGACTTGTGTATGTACTGCTGATATGAATCCATCATCGGTTATCCCCTGAGCCTCTTAGTGTACCTTCAACTTTTCTGTTCTGTAGTTTGATAATGTTATTGAAAGCTACGTCACTTAAGTTCAGACCTAACCTGTCAGACAACAACGCAACATACCAAAGTACGTCACCTAGTTCAGCATCGAGGGCTTCTCGGAAATCATATGGCTCACCGTCTCGTATTTTTTTCTTAATTTTCCCAGCTACCTCTCCTGCTTCCGATACGAGTCCTAAGGCTAGATACTCTAGGGCTTGGTCTTCGGGGAAGATAGCTGTTTCGTTTGCCTTAGCTTGGTAATAATCAAAGGCTTCGTACATTCCTGCAATATATTCGTAAGTAGCTGTCACCAGTTAACTCCTTTAGTCTCTTTCATTAGTTCAATCATTTTGTTTAAGTACCACTGTGCTTTCTCTGCATCTTGGATAGGGTAGTTCTTTGCCCAAAGGCGAGAGCCAGTATATTTAATTACATTGCCGTGGCAGTATGAGATAGCTTCGTACTTACCTAACACATCGACAATGTAGTCAATGGTTTCAATCTCACCTACGTTATAATGGTCGGGTTTGTTTACTGGGTCAGCGTGTACACTGGGTTTGTTTACTGTTTCAGCGTGAGCACTTTTATATGATTGCCTTGCTTGCTCTACTACTGAGTCCCATGCTGCTGGTGTTGCATCATTTATGCCGCCCATAATTTTACTTCCTTTGTTTCAAAGTTGTATTCACCGTCACGTAGTATACGAGCCAGCCTTGCATTTTCTATAGCTACTTCTTCACCTAAACCTTTAGATTTAAAAGCAGCGACAACAGTTTCCCATGTTGCACCTTCTCGACCTAGCAACTGTGCAGCCTTCTTAGCTCCTATAGTAGGGCAGCCTTTATAGTTATCTGTAGAGTCACCTACCAACGTCTGATAAAAGAAGTTGTAGTCGGCCTCTTCTAAACCTACATCAACAACTCTACCCTCAATCAAATGGAAAGCTGGAATAGTTAGTAAGTCTTTATCAAGTGACCAGATAACAGTATCAAAACTTCTACTACCGAGGATTCCTAGTAAGTCATCTGCTTCTAAGTTGTCCTCAACCATGCCGTTATACTTTTCTGCTAGATAATCTTTAGCAAACTTTAGTAGCATAGGCTTACGGGTGTTGACTCTGTTCATCTTGTAATAAGGCGCTACGTCTTTTCGATAAAGGTTAGACCCTGAGAGGCAGGTGATAACTTTATCACACCCTGACTCTTCTATGATCTTAGACATGAACTCTTCCATCGACCCTATGACATCCTTCTCGTGAGCGTGGAGTGTCCATGTACCCTCGCCCCAATTGATTGGTGTCTCGGCAATGGTTGCAGCTTTGTAGGCTACAATGTCACCGTCAACTAATAACGTCCTATTTTTCTTCATCTTCTTGCCCCTCCATGAATTTCTCGAACTCTTCTGCATCCATAGTAATCATTGTACTAACTTGGTTAGTCATCTTCCAATGTATGAGTGACTCGACTACCCACTTAAAGCCAAAAGCAAACGAAACAAAACCAAATCCTAACCCTAATATCATGTTTAATGTGCTTGTTTCCATAATTATTTCCTATGTTTTGTTAAACGAAGTTTACGAGTATGAGGGTCGAACAGTATGTACTGCACACCTAACTCTTTCTGTAGTTTTGAGCGGGCTTTAGAATTGTTAACCCTACTCGGCTCACTATTCATCTTGACATCAAACAAGTAAACCTCCCCATCTTTTATTGCCACTATGTCAACAGCACCTGTACAGCCTGAGTTATGGAATACTTCAAAACCTTCGTCCCATAACCAAGTAATAGCATAGTGCTCCGCTAGATCCCCTAAGCGGTTGACATCAGTGAGTGTCTGCCCAACTTGCTCCGACTTGGAACTCAGAGTCGAGAGCGCATTTGAAGTCGAAGTGAAGCTCTGTTTCTTTAATGGCCTCTTTAGTGATTGCACCTATAGCATCCTCAAGCCCTTTCTTAACTAGAATCTGAACCTCATCGTGGACAAACGCTACAATGGATACCTGCTCCTGAGTGTAGCCCTTAGCTCTAATCATCTGCTCTACAGAAACATACCAACGCTTGCATATAATAGCTCCTGCTGACTGTAGTAGCGTGTTGAGGGCAGCGTGTGGGTGGCGTATAGGTATTCGCCTACCATCCAACCCGTTGATGAACTTTTCACCCCGCTGATTATCTAATCTAGTGTTCAAAGCTTCTGTTAGTTTCTTTAACGCAGGGGTCTTAGCCAGAAAGCGTTTCTTAATCTGACCTCCTTCCTTCGCACCTTTACCAATGATCTGGCCTATCTTCTCGTTACCTGCTCCGTATAGGAAGCCGTAGATAAATGTCTTGGCTTGGGGTCTAGTGGCTAACCCTGCTGCTAGTTGGTTGGCTGTGTGTATATCACCTTCCAGTATTTCTTTACCGTAACGACCACCATCAAAGCGGTTCATGTAGTGAGCTAAGCACCTTAACTCTAATCCGCTTGCATCTGCGCCAAGTAGGGTGTAACCACTGGGTGCGTGGAAGAGTTCTCTACACTCCTTTCCGAAGGCCGCCCCTGCGGAGGGGACTTGAGCAACATTAGGGTCGCTGTGTGTACAACGAGAAGTGACAGCGCCCATATGGTTGACCCTACCATGAATGCGCCCACTCCTTTCCAGTTTAAGCCACGCTTGTTTGCCATTACCTAATTGCCCCAGTCGTTTGTTTAGCATTAAGAACTCAGTTAACAATCCAGCTTCAGGTAAGTCAATACCTGACAAGATTTTTTCATCAACTTTCGGTTCACCAGAGGGTGTGAATTCCTTAGGAACCCAACCTCGTCTTTGTAATCTATCCGCAATCTGCTGACGTGACGCAGGGTTAAACGGTATAGTTTTAGTCTTAGTCTTAAGTTCTATGATGGTAGGCTCAAGAGTTTCGACAAGCTCTGTTTCTATTTCTAACTTACGTGTTGATAAGAGAGTGTAGAGCTTCTGTGCTTTTGGTACATCAAAAGGAAAACCTTCTATCTGTTGCTTGATGAGTAACCTATTCATCTCATGCTCAAGCTCCATAGGTTCTTCAGGGTACTGCTTCGATTGTATTAACTCGAACAACTTGACGTTGAGTGCTACATCTTGCACACAGTAATCAAGCATCTCAGGTGTGTAAACATCCCAAGCTGCATCCTGCTCTCCGTAAGCACCTTTGTTAAAGTGTAGACGCTGACCCCAAGCCTTAAGGGAGTGTGACCCTATAAGCTTGTTATCGACAGTACGCTTCAACATGTCTTTCTCTTTCATGTTAGGCCAGATCAAACGTGAGGCTACTAACGTGTCGTATACCTTACCTTTGTGCTGGAAGCCGTAAAGCTTACGCAGCACTGGTAGATCGTAAGCCATAACATTGTGACCACCTATATGTTCAAAATTCTCTAAAACTTCTATACCTAGCTCAATCTGTGTTGGGTCATATGTACATACATCGCCCGTCTCTGTGTCTTGCGTAACCATACAATGAACCGTAGTTACGTCATCTAATAAACCATCTGTTTCTAAATCAAAAATGAGCATAGCATCCTCTCGTTGGAGTGATTAATGTTTTGTATTGCGATCTGCACTGTCTAGCATTTCTTCTGCCCAAACTATTTTAAAGAAGTCAAACGATACAGAGCCTAAGCCTAGATCAGATAATAGTTTTAGCATCTCATGGTATTCTTGTCTTACTTGTAAATCATTCATAATGTAATTCCTGTTAGAAGGGTATGTCGTCATGTAGTGTCGATTCGTTCTCAGACATTCTACCTGTTTCTGTAGAGTAAGTCAATTGCCCAGCTACTCCAGTCGCCCCAGACCATCTGTTCTTTAGTATCCGTAGTGTTGTTGTGTTAGACGTTTCTTCGTCTTGTTGGTTTCTTTCTAACCCAAT